GTTTCCCAGTCACGATCGGATGCGTAGTGATCTGGATGGTTTACGTCGTCGGGTGCAGTAGGTCGCAAACGGTCGCGCCACTCTAGGTCAATTTGCGGGGTAAAGCTATCTGGCGGGGTAGAGCAAATCGCAGGGTGCTTTTTCTGTAATTCATACCAGGTACTCATACATCACCATCATATTCTTGCCGCAGAAAATTCATGCTGACGATTGTAAGGTCGCAGCCGCCATCCTGAACTTCGTTTAATACCCATATACCACGCCATGACGAGTTAGTTTGCGGGGTAAGGTAATCTTCGTCGTTTTGGTAGAATATTCCAGAGAATAGACCGACAATGTTTGTTCCATCAGCCCTTCTACCGAATGCTATGTCTCTGTCCTGAACATGGCCCATCACGCAGGACATCATCTTTTTACTGAGCATGTTTCGGGCGCTACTCACTGGCCTACCCATGATGCCGCTGGTAAAGTAGTGAGAGTATGCAATGCCATCAACTACCGCCACCTCTAAAAAGTCATAGACCTCCCAGCCCATCTCTTCAAGCTTTAGATCTCTGTACCCGATCAGCCCGTCGAGCTTTGCGTCACCCTCGATGGCTCTCTGTATTCTTTGCTCATGGTTTCCCAATGTAAATATCATGCGAGGGTTCCACCGCTTATCTTTGTTCCTTATAAGTCTGGCTTGCTCATCGCGGATAGGCTTTAGGAATAACTCCATGCCCTTTATACCTGCCTCAATATCGTCGGTATAGCGTCTGCCTTCAAACGACTTCTTGCCGATATCCCAGCTCGACAGGCTTGGCATGTCCCAATGGTCGCCAACATGGATAATAACGTCGGGCTTTTTCTCTGCTGCATACTGGCCCGCCCATTTAAGATGATCTATAGGGTGGCCTGGCTTTACTTGGGTGTCGGGAATTACTAGATGCCTGGTCATATTTTACTCCATAAAAAAAGCGGCCCTAAAGCCGCTAGATATCTTGTTTTGCGATTGCACATAGACTGCAAACCACAAAAATAACCATGTAAATAATCACCTTCACCACCATCTTAATCAGTTGAGGCGAGATTATAGCGACTCTACGCATGGTTGCTAATGCTTTGTAACTATCCATTATATACCAATTGGTAATGGCTCGTTTCGGTCACTGGTGAGCCACGCCAGCACACAGGCGTAAGGGGGCCGCCTTGACCTAAATGATAGCAAGAAAAATAAATATCAATCCTACCATGATAACCTGGCCACGACTTAACCGTATAGCCTCGGTAGTCAGCCACTTTGTTACTCGGCTTTTTGATTTACTGATCACTGCATCAGCCTCATCATGGGCTTCTTCAATAGCTTTCTTTAAATCGCTCATATAAACCTCTTAAAAAGGAATGTCTTCAAGTTGCGGTGTAGACTGCTGCTGCTGTGGCTCGACAGAATCTTTAACCACCTCGATACCTTCACCCCAGAACGCTTTTACATTACCAACAAACGGCAACTCTTTATCTTTTCCAGCGTCTTTTTCTTCTTTGGTAGCAGAGATCTTAATGCCGCCATGCTGCCCGTAAGCGTCAGGCTCTGAGGGTTTCATAAAGCAGGTAAGGCTAACATATTTTGCGCCATTCTTGCCCTCATAGAATCGCTTCTTATCCAACTTTGTTACATCAATTGAGATATTAAATCCGATTGTACTCATTTTAAATTCCTTACTTCTGATATTATTTCGGTCACAGCCAGCAGTATCTGCTCGGCCAAGTTTGTGATGAACTCTTCGTCGCGCTCTACTCGCACTATAAAGGGTTTCATATCGGGATGGTAGGACATAAAATCCCACCATTTACGTTCAGTTATATACATGCACCCCTGAACTTGGGCGTAGTGCTTAGCAGGGCATACACCCTTGCGACTCCAAGCAATATGGTTATGCGGGGCAGGACATTTGATCTCTAAGCCGCCCTCTTCACCTATCAGGCCGTCAGGACTACAGCCAAACTCCCCAGAGTTATCCAGGATAAACCCAACTTCCTGCACCTTAACGTCGCTAATAAACTCGTAAAGCTCTCTGGCTTCAGGCTCCAAGTCGGTGCCTCTCTGCATTGCATCAGTAACATACACTGGCTCAGAGTAACCCATCAGTCTCTCAGCTATCATGGTATTAATATAGCTGTCTGCCTGAGTGCTAGGCTTTCCAGACGATGTGATTAGCTTATGGAACTGACTGGCACTAGGTCTACCTAGTCTAGCGTCTAGCCATTCCTGAGTTCCCTGCTCGGCTTCAAGAATTTTCACGTTGCGCCTTCTTGTTTAGCATAGTCAGGGCGCGGTCAAACTGTACAGCAGGCAGATCATCTACCGAGGTACACTTGAACACTTGGCAGAACTTCTGCACATCAGACCCAGTAATCTCAAGCAGTGACTTCAACTGTGCAGCCTGAGCAGAGTTTATCGGAGCATCCTTAACAGAACTGGGCAGGTCTTCACCAGCGTATAGGTAGATGCCTAATCCAAACATGGCAACACACTTCACTAGGCAACGCATACGGGCATCCGATATGTCCCTAGATGTAGGGTTCACTATAGACTTGTTTCTATTGTCCATTACTGGCAGCCACATAGTGTGGGTTATACCCTCTACAGTTACTGCAACCGACACTTCGACAGTGCCATTTTCCAGAAAGGTCGGGTCAAAGTATTCATAGGTGGCTTCAGGGTAATGCTCCATCAAGGTCTGCCATGCCCAAGCCCATGATAGGTAGGATAAGTTGCCCTTCTTTTCTACATGCTTGCTACAGTCTATTGCTGATAGCGTTTTCCATACATTGCTCATTGCTCTGTCCTCGCTGTTTGTATTTGCTCAATTGCATACTGCTTGCCATAGCCTTCATAGTAAGACTCTGACTGCCCTTCAAGTGAATCATAACCGTACAGGCAATCAAGCTCTCCACGGTCAAAATCATTTAAGTCGTTAACATTATCCATTACTGACCCCTCTCATAACCTGCAAACTCTTCAGGCTTAAGTAAATTAATCTCACAATAAACCTCCCATACCAACTCGCGCAGTTTATTTTCTAACCCCATGTAGATATCATCGCGCATATTAATGCTCAGGGTTTCTACCTTAGAATGTAGGTATAGGTGATCTAGGAACTTAGCCTGGTCGGTGCATGCTGGGGGAAGGAAATCATCTTGCCAGCTTGGCATACATTTAAGCCATGCGTGACACAGGGTATCTTTTGATTCGTCATCTAGCTCAAGAAGGTCGCCAGAAAACTTGGGGTTATCATCCTGCATTTGCGGCAGAACGTCTTTAATTGATTTGATAAAGTAATTCAGATTGTCACTCATAATACTACCCTAGTTGTGTTTGTGTGCTGACTATTTTACACATCGTTTATTTATTGTCAAACACTTGTTGCAAATTAATTTACACAAGTATATTATTCAACCTCACTTAAGGAGAATTTTATGGATGTAATCAAAGCGATGCGCTTCTTCATGCAGCAACACGGTATGAGCCAGCAAGACCTATCAAGAGAAGCCCACCTCAACCCTGCTACTATCAGTTTGATAATGACTGACAAGCGACTACCGAGCATGTCTACTCTGATTGCTATATCAGATTGCTTCGGGGTTAAGGTATCGGAATTTATAGCGGCAGGTGAGTAATGGATAAGAAGGGGTACTACGCCATTATCCCTGCTAGTGTTAGATATGATGCGCGTCTAACACCAAATGCTAAGTTGCTATACGGGGAGATAACAGCCCTGTGCAATGAGAAGGGTTATTGCTGGGCAAGCAATGCTTACTTCAGTGATCTATACGATGTGACTAAGGCAACGGTAAGCGCCTGGATAGGCAACCTTAAGGATGCTGGTTACATAACGGTAAGTATGCAATACAAGGAAGGTACTAAACATATATTGCATAGGTATATAAGAATATTTGATGAGGGTATACAAGATAATTTGAATACCCCTACAAGAAAACTTGATGACCCTATACAAGAAAACTTTAAGGATAATAATACAGTTAATAATACAACTAATATTACAGTTAATAGTATTGATCATTTTGATAGTTTCTGGAGGGCTTACCCTAAGAAAGCTGGCAAGCAGGCGGCAAGAAAAGCATGGAATAAACTCAAACCAAGCGACGAGATAGTCCAACTGATTGCAATTAACCTCAAGGCCAGGCTAGATGCTGGCGAATGGGAGGACACCCAGTTCGTACCCCATGCGTCTACCTATCTCAACGGTGCAAGATGGGAAGATGAGGTTGAAACTAAACGCACACAAAGAAAATTAAACCAAGAGTCTATCAAGTCACA